TTATAGATGTTAATTGAGTCCTCAAGGTTTTTTAAGTGTAAATTGTCGTTTTCTTTTTTTCCCCTTTCTCTACCCAAGACAAAGGTGATAAGTCCTGTAATGACCGCTAAAAATGCTTGACCGATATATTCCATAATTCTTACCAATTATCCACACAACAACTTGGACCAGTTGGATCAGCCCAACCTTTAATACCAGGAACAGGTAATCTACGAGGACTGCCTGGTCCAATATGAATTCCTGAAAAATAGTTTTCTTTACTTGGGAACATACCGTCCAAAGTTGAGTTGGAAAAGTAATCAGGAAAATCACCAGGTCTGTATTGGATATAATCCATTAAACGCTGCGCATAGAACTCATACCTATCTTTGTGGATATTCCGTAGGTAAATAAATCCACTTTTATCCGTGGCGTTTCCCTGTTCTGTATTACCAACAATAATACTCTTATTCATCATACGATAATACATCGTTCCCATACTTTCCCAAACCCCTCTCCAAATAAGATAAGGTTGGATATATTCCTGAACCAAAATGTTCTCTTGGTTGGATAGGGTATTACCTGATGCGGCTGATAAAATATGATTGTAAAATTTCGTCCCCAAAAGGGTCTGCAAACCTATATCCTGACTGATTTGGACGCCAGCAAGAAGCAGGGCGTCATCAACCCCCTCGTTTAACTGACTGAAGGCTTTAATTTTGGCTGAACTAACTAATAAAACACCCATTATTTTACAATATTATATCGTTTTGAATTATGGTGATCTCGTGTTGTTTTTTGTCTCTTAAAAATAAGATTTTCTCAAACTCCTTAATAAGTTGTTCCTGTATGGGTTTAATCACCGTGGCTAGAAAGTGTGCGTGACCCTCTATGATTTGATCTTTTGATCCCAATTGTCCTGGCACCATTACCCCAATTAAAAGGGGGTTCGTGATCCTATGACCTGTTAAAATCGTATTACGGATCTGCTCGTCCAACACCGCATAAAACCCATCACTATTATTTAAGTTTAATGGTGTAAAAGTTGGTTCATTTTCTTTGGACTCGCTAAAGGTCAAAATTAACTTTCCACTATTGTTGGACGATGAGTATTTTTCTAAAAGGTGACGATACACCTGCTCACGCTCCTCCTCACTTGGAATACCATTATTCATACTCAATAGAGCACTTGGGAAAAATCCGTTTTGGAGGTTGTTTAAGTGAAAGTTTTTAATGTTGATGTCGGTCTCAACAGCAATCCTTGATCCAATCCAATCGTTAATGGGGTAATAGGACTGCGTAGGTGAATAATTTTTGTAAAACCATACCTGACTTGGTATTTCGTCATTTAGGTTAAATGAGGGGATCTCACGAGGTTTGTAGTTTTTGATGTTAGACCAATCACTACTATACCAATAGTTTCTTACATAGTCAAAATCATCAACCTTACCTGAACGAATTTTGGTTAGGTCAATATGGTAAAACTCACTAATACCTTCCCGATCGTTTCTTAAAATAGTATTTAACGAAAATCCGTTATGTAAAACCATATCCAAAGCGGCGTTCTTATAGACCTCACGAACACTTTGACTTGAATTTGCCATAACCAACGAAGCATCAACCCCGTCAATCAACATCTGCTTACCCCAAACACCATCTCTTTTAGCGTTTATACACGCTCTATTGATTGATGAATAGTTATACAGATCTACGGAGTGTTGAGCCCACAAATTATCGCCGCCCCAAAAAACCCAATCTTTATTTTTTACGACCTCCTCAAATGTGGGTAGTTGGACTGTCTCAAAATTGAACTGCTTTATTTCCGTTTTCATCTATTTCTAAATATAAATATGTCGTGGGGTGAGGTTATGTTCTATCTTCTTGACTAGACAGGAAAATAATATTGTTATTATTCTCATTATCGCTAATAAATTGGGTATAGAAAACCCCTATCGTATCCCCTGATACGAGGGCTCTACCTTGTTCTACCACACCAATAGAGTTAGAAGGATTAGTTGAGCCCGTTGATCCCATTTGATATACCGTATAATAGTAATCCCCCTCGTATAGGAAAGTCACTTGTGGAGGAGTTTGTCCCGTTAATGGTGTATCAGTTTCCACAAATCTAAACTCATCATACCGACTTGATGCCGTTGTAATATTTTGCGGAAAAAATGTGATTGTGTCTTTTGATAAAATGTTCTCAAAAGAAAACAAATAATACGGAAACCCTGGCAAAGAATTCTGCGTCAGGGTGACTGATATATTATTGGTTTGTCCTCTTTTAATGTATAACATTATTTTCTTAAAATAAAACCAGCCATAGAGATTATAGTGGATTGAGCCGTTGCTGCTATGGTTGAGGGTGTAAATGAGGTTACAAATGGTGCGTTTGTGCTGTAATAAACTGATGTAGATTCCGTATTTGCTCCATAATAAGGATTTTGAGCCGCACTACCATCAACAGAAGGAACAAAACCATACATCATACTTAACATACCCATTTGGAGGGCTACTTCAGCAGGTGCGGTCAATCTCGCAGTTGGATTCACACTACCAGGATTAGTTCCATACAACATCAAACAATACGCGCCAGGGTGAGGAAAAGTAAGTGTAGAAGGAAGCGCTTTTGTAACCAAACCCGTAGCCGCCAAATCCGCAGCATCTAAAGTAATTCCCGACATTATCAAATCCTTTGGAGCAATACCATATTGACCTGTCTGTTCTACAGTATAAAACGCCATATTAATTTCGTCTGCCGTTGAGGTTACAGTTCCAACACGGAAAGTTATTCCTGTGTAAGATGCGTTGTCCTGCTCGTAGAAAAAGTTTCCGTAAAGTTTATTTACAGATCCCGTAACAAAAGCCGATCCCCCACCCGTAGCAATACCATTACCACCTGTAGATCTCCCAAGAGGTTTATAGGACAAAACAGAAGGAGCGCTGAAAAAATCTTGTGCCAACTTAATACCCGTATCATTACCTAATCCGTCCTGAACTGATTGTAATGTTTGGGTAATACCTGTGGTGCTGTCCGCAAGTTTTAATAATCCCTGATAGGATTGATTGATTTGTAATGATGATAAACTACTCATATCGGTTTAATTTAATGGTGTGTTTTCGGTTATGTTTTCTACGGGGACAATCCACTCTGCCTCCGTATATATAATATGGATTATTTCCTCGTGCGTGTATTCGGCACTTTTCCATTTAAGGTTTTTAACTGACTCTGGCATCTCACCAATATACTTGATGATTGATTTACCCTCCAAACTTACACGGAGTGATTCAGGATCGGTATTTAATACCTCGTTAAAGTTGATTTTATCTACTTCACTAAATAAAAAGATTACATATTTCATAATCCAAAACGAGATTTAAATTGATTAAAGTTATTTAAGACATCTGTAGATGTAAGTTTGTATCCGTAGGTTCTAATAATACCAAAATCTGCTGCGGGTTTATTGGCGGCAGAGGTCGTCAGCATCGTCAATCTGTTCGCACTCCAAGTGTAAGTATATCCACTATTGGAATATTTATTCACACCGTTTAAGAATACCTCTACAGTTCCACCACTAAAGGTATATACAACTTGAGCAGGAACTGATACACCGTAATTCACACCTGGCGCATCACTTACAGAGTTAAAAAACCAGTTGGCATTCCCAAAACAATCTCTAGAATCAACGTAATTTTGTGTATCACTTCCTGCCTTACCATCTGTGAGTAAATGATTATTTACATAAGAACACGAAGCACTATTAAATCTATACCAAAACTCTATAGACCACGCAGAGGTATTTGGGATTATGTTGGCATTTGATATACCATAATCATCAACCCCGTCAAAACTAATCATACCTGAAAAATCAGTTATTTTGGTTGGGGAATTTACTAATCTAAATCTCTTATCTGTCGTTAGTGATTCCCAATCACCATCACCGTCATAATATGCGGCGTCAAAATAATCAATAACCCCTGATGTTCCTGGTTGTGATGGACTAGGTGTCGGTGTATGTGTTGGAGTGACCGAAGGCGTCCTTGTAACCGATGGAGTAATGGTATTTGTGGGGGTCACAGATGGACTTACAACAGGGACAAGTTGGCAATCACTCCAATCGTTCGTGTTATATCCAAATTGTGCGGTTATTCCACTCCAATCACAGTTTAATACTGCGGGGGTTGGAGTTGGTGATGGAGTTGGAGTAGGGGTTGTATCACCTGATAGATACGCCGCTCCCGCAAAGACAACCTTAACATTTAAGTTAGTGCTGTCGTAGGGGGTCATTTTTTGACTTATGATGCGTTTTCTATCCTCTGCTGATAGATTGGGTCGTTCGGTCTGTAAAGCGTGTTTATATGTCTTTATTTTACCTAAATGACCCCAAGTGATTTTACCCGAACCTCTTTTCATATATTTTTTTGGCAAGAAAAAAACCAGGGGGTTTTACCCCCCTGATTAAAAATAGTTTTTTTATGGATTGATTGTTCCGCCGAATACTGATGCGAGCGGTGATCCTAAAGTAGTCATAGGATCTTTACTAAAGAACGATAGTGTAATTCCGTATTGGTTACTGTCACCAAACGCCGTTCCTGAAGACCCTGTTCCAGCCGACAAGTAACCTCCCGAAAGTGCTTCACCAGAAATACCACCCAAGAACCAAATAGTTCCGTTGTTGTCTTCTGCGAAAACCTGTAATCCACGAGATTGACTTATTAGTTTTAGTTGATTTCTCTTATCTTGAGACATTTTGTGGAATACGAGTGCTAAATCCTGTTGATAGAATAGAGTGCCGTTTTCCAACGAATTATTAAATGTTTCAGTCAAAGATGATGTCTGTTTTTGGACCTCAAAAGTGTATAACTGTGCTCCTGAAGTAGCGGATGTTCCCGTGATCTGTTGAGCAGAATTAAATGTAGCACCTGTGAGTTCTCCACTTACTACATACGCTTTGGCAATTCCACCGACATTAGCGGCACAGCCAAGGTTTATAGACGCTGTAGTATAACAACTTGAGTAACTCATCTTTTTATGATTTTATTTTAATAGTTTATGTCTTAAGCGAGATTGTTAGAAACCCAGTTTTGAGGGAAAGGAATTTGAGCACCTACTTTGAATTTAGCGAGGATACGGGTTGTATCAAAATCTCTAGAGTAGTAGATGTCTAATTTTTCCTGTTCGTCCATAAGGTCAGTTCCACAAACGAGTTCGCTTGTCTTACCAGCCACAACACGATTTCCGCTGATTGATCCTAAACCAATTACACGGATATTTGTGCCAGGGTGGAAAGTGATAAATTCTGTTCCTGCTTCAGCAGTTTCTGTGCCAAAATGGAAATAATTTGCCTGACGAAGACCGATCGTGTATTTTCTGTAATTTCCAAGAGACATCATCACAATTAAATCGGTGTCCTCTTGTAGAGCATCGGGGATCGTAGCGATTACCTCATCTACAATTTGTAACATATTTGATGGTGTAAATGCGGTCGTTGGACTAGTTACGAAATTTACCTGTTCTGCTGAAGGAACTGTGTCTCCAAACAAGTAGTAAAATCCTACGAAACAGTCAGTTCCACCTGACGATGCGGGTAGAGCGTTCCAAAGTTTATCATCAACAAATTTTGCGATTTGCTCCACTTTTAGTTTAGCAATTGCCTCACCCAAAGATGCTGGAATTTCCTCGTTGTAAGATCCTGCATTTAGGAGTTGTCCTGCCCAAAAATTGTTTAGTTGATCCAAACAAATATCCTCTTTTACAGCGTAAGGACATACCGAAATATCACGCTGCGTAAAGATAGTTGTTCCTGATTGAGTCCAACCACAAGATCCTGCGTTTTGGACTGCCAAGTTTGAGGATAAAAGGTTGATTGCCTGTGTTCCTTTGATACCACTTTGCACATAACCTACTTCCATAGTTTTTGCTTTCGTAACCGCTTCAGCAAGTAACAATCCACCAAGTTCATCTGTGTAGGTAGATAGTCCTGAAAGGTCTAGTGAAAACGAACTTTTTTTCAAGTTATTATTTTTCATCTTTTTTGTGTTTTTATTTATTTTTTTTTAAGACATCATTTGTCTCATTTTCATTATGTTTTCTGCTCTTGATGATACAGATTTAACAGGTGATGCGTTTTTCGCATCGTAGATTTTCGTTGAGGCAGGTTCTGCTGAAAACTTGTTGAATTTAGATTTCATTTCCTCCTGCTCTTTTTTCATCTCCTCCATTTTTTTAGAGATCATACCAAGAGCGGTCATCATTTCATCTACAATTTCCTCCATCGTTGCCTTTTTATTTTCTACCAAACTACCTTCTCCTGGCTCGTCGGGTTTCTTGATGCCAGTTATTACCGAATTTTCGTCAAGCGTAACCACCTCGCCAGATTCCAAAATATGGTCTCCTGTTGGGGCTAATTCTTTTCCATTTTCTGTAATAACATAGACAACTTGTCCCACCTCAAAACCAACATTTTCAGGTTGATCGTTAGTGATTTTTGTTCCGTCTGCCAAGGTGGCTTCCGCCATCGCCTCGGGCACGGTTTCCTCTAGAACAGGTGCTTCACCTTCAGTATAGATTTCTTTTACCATACCGTCCTCTACTTTCACCTTCATACCATTATCTAATACAAATTCTCCTTCAGGTGCGGGTAATTCACCTTCAGGTGTAACGACATAAATAGGGGTCTCTAATACAAGAGATTCTCCCTCAACTTTAAGTTCTACACCTTGTTCTGTTTTGTAAGACGCAAATTGGTATTGTGATCCAAGTAGGAGTGAAATTCTGTTTTTGATTTCCTCTTTCGTCATAGTGTTAAAAAAGTTTGTTTATTTTATATTCTTAAATATCAATTTTTCCAAAAAATACCCCTCAGCGGAAAATCCTTTGTATTTACCCATCTTAATATCTTTCCATAGTTCAGGATTTTCTATCTTGACGGTGAGCATCCAAGTCCCTTTTGGATATTCTAAACCCAACGCATAACTCTTATCGGTCGTTGGATCTACAATAACCCAACTTTCGGTAATGTATGAGTCCTCTGCTTTCTTTGGGGTGTGCTCAATATTAAGAACCTCACCCTGTTTTATTTCTTTAAGAAATCTTTGGGATAATTTTAGGATCGTTTCCTCCGTGAAATACACATAGTAGAACCCTTGATGATCTCTACGAATTATGAATTTATTGGGGATCATAGCCGCCCCCGTTATTTCCATTTTTTCCTCGTCATAACTAAACTGACTTGGAACGGTCGTTCCTGATTGATCTATATAGGGGCTTAAAGCGCTCACATCTAAATCCATTTCCTCCCTGATCTGTTGTAACTTTCTTTGTGCGTAGGCGATCCCTTCGTCTCCCCCCCAAGCGAGCCACGCAACATATCCCTTATCTTTCCAAGGCGTCCCCTCAAATTCAGGACTAATCTTACTATTTTCTCTGTGTCTCTCAAACGCAGCCATTCTGGCGATGGTCTCCTCGCTTAAAGGTTCTCCATTACATAACTGATTGGCTCGTGCCAGACCCGTAAGTTCCATACCTGAAACCTCGTCCCTACCGTGCTCGTCAATCCATCTTAAGACCTTACAGGCGTTTTCTCGTGCCGCTTGGGGGTAATCATCATACGATGCGAATTCGTGTTCTAAACACGGCATAAAGACCTCTCTGTTCCCCATCATCATACTATGCGAACCCTCACAACCCAATAACTCCGCCATTTTTTCCGCATCTTGACGATTATTAAACACGGGGATATTGTCTATAACATCTATGACCGCAAATTTGGATTTCATTTTACTAATAGGGTGCTCAAGGGGTAATAGGTCGTAGTCCTGTGTGTAAGCGTTGTGTTGTGGTTGTCCCTCAATCATTAGATAAATGAACGCCTTGACCCGTGCCAAAGCGAATTGTGTTGGACTATTTTGACCGAATAGGCTTGCCTTGGATTTTTTATACGCCCTTAAGCCCCTATTATAGACCTCCATTAGGGTTTTAAGTTTTAATCCATATCCAACCTTATTTTTATACGACTTATTAAAGTCATCACAGGACATTTTTAGTTGTTTTTCTAACTTACTACTTACTGCGGAAAATTGTGTGTATTCTATACCTAATCCTTGAGCCGCCACCCGTAATGTAGCCAGGTCTAACGAGTCAATACCACCCGCAGGGGTCACATAAATTCCACGCTCTGCCGCTCTCCTTAACTGCTCCATTAGATAGTTTCTTTCTAACGCCTCGGCATAAACTAAAGTTTGTGTTGGGACTTGTGGGATTTCGTCCGTAGAAATACGACCTCTCCTTACCGCAGCATCGTTTAAGATCCTTTCACCCTCTTTGGGTCTATAGGTCACCTGAACGAACCTGTGACGACAGTTATACGAACCCCTAAATTCCCATATTGAGTAGTTCCCAAATTGGGGGTTCGCAGTTACATTACCCATTTCCAAAATATCCTCTTTTCTAAAGACCCTATTTTGTTCCAACATAATCCTACAAAAGTCCCTGTTTTTGCTGTCTCTAGGTCCAACATATTTGTATCTAATCAAATCACCACCCAAAGGGTCTCCACCAGTCTCATTTGGATCACTAATGATCCTTACATTACCATATTCAGTTGGAACAGAAACATCAACCCGACCTTGTGCGAATTCCTGTCTCATTTTTTCGTCAATTTCCTTGACCTCATAGATCTCATACCCAAGAGCCAATAACTCCTCCTCTGTCTGTGCCAACTCACCCAAAAGGTATGCTAATTCTTGTGACTTTTCCTCCCCCAATTCATTTACATAAAAGTATGGGTTTTCGTTCTTAAACATAAGCCAAGTTGATTCGTGAGCAGGTTGTTCCACAAGAGCAATTCCATCTACCCCTCCGTCAATATCGTCAATCAGTAATTCTACTATTCTCATATTATTAAATATATTTTACAAGGTGCTTCTCGTTTGGATCTTACGATCAAATGCGGTTTGGGTTGATACTTCATCACTCAAAACATAAGCCCTGATAGGACTACTATTTTGGGAGCCTAAAGTGCTAATTAGGGCTCGTTGCGCTCCATCTATGGACGCATTATTTACCCCCCGTGCTGTAGATAAATTTTGACCTAATAGGTTCATACTTTCCAACACAGGTGCGAACATCTGTGTAGAGGCTGCGTTCATCACAAACTCACCATTACTTAACATAACAGGGATATTATCACTCGTAGATGACCCCTGACCTGTAATAAATCCACCTGCCGCTTTTTTTGGTATGTTGGTGGGGGTGGCGTTTATCTGTTTTACCTGTCTTAAACCCGCAGCGACGATCGCCACAGCCGCCACAATTCTCGCAAAAGTATTCGGGATTGTTTCATCATTTAACGCCGCCGCAGCACCCGCATAAGTGTTTAGGAGTGCTTGAGCCGTTGCGGCTGCCTTACCCGCTGCGGTTTCCTCTCCAAAAATACTCGCCAAATCACCTGCGGTATTGGCTGCCGACTGAACCTCTGCTATATCCTCTGCAATTCGTTTCCTTACCTCATCTTTTTTAGCGTCCGTAACCGCTTTCTCAATACCTACTATCTGTTGGGCATACTTCTCTCTAATAAGAGTTCTTTGAGCCTCTGTTAGTTCCTCGTTTTGTAGTTCTAACTCCAACCTCGCAGTCAGTTTTTCCTGTAGTAACTGAAGGTCTTTTTCGTCCTTCATCATAGCGAGTTCTATTTCAGCATCTAAATTCGCCTTTTGAGCCGCCAGTTTCTTATCCGCATCCGCCTTGGCTTTGTCGGCATCAGCCTTGGCTTTGTCCTCGTCAGCCTTGGTCTTTTGAGCCTCAAGGTCGGTGAGTTTTTGTTGGAATACTTGTTGGATCTGTAGTTCTAATTCAGCCCTTTTTTCACGACTTACCTTAAGATTTTTGAGAGCGTCCAACTGACTTTTTTTCTCTATTTCCAAAATAGCCTTATCCCTCTCAAACTTGTCTTGGATAAGTTGTAGATCTAACGCCTGCTCAAACTTAAATGCCTCCTCTGCCGCTCTCTTTCTATCCTCACGACGCTTTTTTTCCTCCTCCGCAGCGGCTTTTCTTTGAGCCTCGGTTTCCCTTTCTAATGCCTGTTCCGCCTTAATATTTTTTCTACGGATCGCCGCCTGTTGTTGTTCCGTGTTTGCCAGTTGGATCAGGGCGGCTTCCTCTGCGTCCAACGCCTCTTTACTAGCCCCACGAAGCCTTAACTGCTCACGGGTGTTTGCTAACCTCTGCTTTGCTAATTCAACCTCCCTTTGTGCGAGATCCTCCTCACTCTTTTTTACCTCCTTAAGAGCCTTTTTTCTGTCCTCTAACGACACATTAGTATCTGCGATGATCTCCCGAGCCTCTGCCAACGATTTATTCTGTTGAGCACGAGCCACGGCAAGGTCACCTTCAGCCTCCTCAACCTTATTTATACTTTCGGTTAGATTTTCTGCGTCCTTACTAGCCTCGGCAAACGACTCAAACCCGAGCGCTTCAAGCCCCTTTTGGACTGCGTTTATTCCCGCCAAAACTCCGTCAATAAGTAATACCCCCAACTTACCGACAAGTTTGATTACAGGGTCTAAAAGACCCGTAAATGCCGATATTGCTTGGTTGAATTTAAACTGTCCCTCCTCCGTTGAGTTAATTGCTTTTGTGACGAGGGTAAAAGCCGCCACCAAACCAGCAATTAAAGCCCCTATTGGGTTGGCAATTAGAACCTGAAAAGATTGACCTAAACCTTTAACGGATTGGGCTGCCGTTCCAATAACACCTGGCATCTCTCCTAATCGTTGTAGGAGGGGCGTAGTTTTATTTCGTGCGTCCTCTAAAGCACCCTCACTTTTTTTTAGTTCCTTTTGTAGTTCTTTAAATTTTTCACTACCCAAATCGGTCTTATCCAACTCGGTTTTTAGTGTGGAAACTGACTGGTTTAAGTCCTTAAAACTCGTAGCGGTTTTTTCTACAACCTGCCCCGATTCATTTACGACTTTTACCTTAAATACTAATTCCTTTTCTGCCATCTCAATTTAAAATATATTTAACAACAACAACCCACAGGTAAGAAATTACCACAGTCTCCAGTAACTATGTCGTCATAGTAAGTTCCTGATGTAAAACCTGTGATCCTCCACGCACAATTTGACGATGCGAGGTATGAAACATTTACAAAAGTTCCAATACTTAAACTGATCGTAGATTTAACGATATATGTTGGACCAGACACAGAGCCCGTTGTGCAATTTACTACCTCTCTAACGAAATAATAATACTCAACAGGACTAGGTGTCGGTGTAGGAGTTTTAGTCCTCGTAGGTGTCGGTGTTTTTGTCTTGGTTGGGGTCACAGTTGGGGTCACTAAAGGTAAAGAACTTGTAACCGATGGAGTCACCGTTGGAGTTCTAGTTGGTGTGGGTGTTATTGATCCACACGGTCCTTCGTCTTGGTAGTTAATTCCGCTGCCCGCCGATATACTATTCTCGCAAGCACAAATGACCGTGCCTTGATAAGCCCCCAAGTAATATGGTGTATAAATTTGAGTATCACAATCAATATAATAAAATACCTCCGCATAGGGTAAATCACTTTGTATAAAATAGTTTCTACAGTTACACAAGCCAGGTGTGGTTGTCGGTGTAGGTGTAGGAGTGACCGTTCTTGTTGGAGTTGGTGTAGGTAGATCGTTTTGGCAGGTCTCACAATCTACATACGAATTTGTTATGTCGTTTGAGTTGATAATATTGACGATTGCAACGACAAAATAACACACATTAAATCCTGCGATCCTTACGCTCGTTCCTGGTGGATAATAAGTGTAAGATCTTGCGAGTTGTTGTTGAGCGGTGAAGCAGTTTTCTATAATGTAATAGTAGTATTCCGTTCCACCCGTGACTGGTCCTTGTGGTTGTAATACAGGACAATCAAATTCTCTATAAATGAATACATCGTCACTAAAGGCAGAACACCCACAATCGTCATAAAAAAGTGGTTGGAAACTATCGTTTCTAAATGGGACAATAATTTTCTCATAGGTTCTACCTGGCACATACTCATCTTTTAGTATGGTATAACAATTCTCACCAACTCTAACCCTTTTATTCACATACGCATAGATCGTATAGTTTAAGTCCGTATTGGTGTAGATTTTATCGTTCGGGTCATCACAATTTTCTAAAGTGAAATATCTTATACGGTGAGGTTCATAACTCTCGGTTATTTTGATTAATTCAACATTTACTAATGACTTGGCATTTAGGTTGAGACCTTTGATTTTATTGATCCTATAATAGTTTCCATCAACCAAAATTCTTTCATTACCTTTAAGTTGGGAAACATCTTCAGGGTGTAGGTAAAATCTACCCGTTAAAACCCTGTTTTCTTCACTCACCAAATCCTCTGTATAATCACTCCAATAAACATCGTATAGATCCTCATAACACGAGAAATCAAATTCGGTTATATTAAACCTTTGTCTCTTGTTGTAATTCACAGCGTGCGTAAAGCCCGATAAACCGAAGGGATATGTCGTAAATCGGTTATACATCGGGAACATATCTACGAGTTGAGTATCTATGTAGAAATTATTGGTGTAGGTAATACCTGATCCATCAATATAAAATCCCACCGTTTTTGCTGGCAGGTTGATCCCCCTAAATACCATACGAGGAACGGTCTTTCTACTATTGTAAAAATATTCAGGTGTTCCCTCGTTGTTTTCCTCCCTTGTAATGTAGTAAATAGGGATCGTCACATTAGGGGCTCCCAAGTTATTTAAGACATCATCTACAGGATTACCGAACATATCCTCAAATGTGGTCTGTTCGTTCTTGTAATCAGTTAAAAGATTGATGTATTGTGATCCATACTGATTGTTGGTGATCTTTGTAAATTCCGTATTACCATAATCCTCGTCTCTACTTGAGGTAAAATAAAATGTCCCATTTACATAGTTCGTTGTCGGTTCGTATTTGATTGGACTATTCCTGTCTAACTTGTAAGTCCAATCCAAAGTTTCACCTTTACCCATATAATCAATCACAGGCTCAACACGAAGCGCTTTAGGCTCATCAGGATCAGGAACGACCATTAGATTTAACCTCTTATTGACCGCAGAAATAAAGTCAATTTGCCGCACCTCTGTTGGGGGTAATTCCTGACCTAAATCTACATCACCAACGACCAATCTAGGTCCATCTAAAATCTCAAACTTTATATAGTTAGTTATGATCCTACCTGCGGTTGTCGCCATAAATACATCAACTGCATAAAACCACGATGTAGATAAAAAGGTATAAAATGTGTAGTTCTCAAACCAAGCACCCGCACCAGAAAAAGTGATCTGTGCTGCGTCAAAATTAGTGGTGCCAGTAGTTCCGTTTGGACCACCTTGCTCTATTTGATTTAGGAATAATTTTGCGAAGGCGGTCAAGGTCGTTGCGGTTGATCCTGTGTATTCCGCAAAACCACCCCAAGTTATACTCAAACGATATACCCCGTCCTCTGGCACAACGAAGGATTTATTACCGAAGGATTGAGCGTTGATATTGTTGTTTCCAACGGTGATTTGTTCTATCCTGTTTAAGTTTAACGGAAAGGCTGGTCCAACGGCTAAATTCGTCCAAGAAAACGCCGAATAAGATATGGGTGTTCCTGACGGCTGACTTGAGTTTAGAAAGTCGTATTGAGGTTTAATTGCTTGGTTAAGATAAAGTGAATCCGTTGTGAAGGTTAGGGGTAGATAATACCGATTAAAATAAGCCGTATCAAAGAAATCACTATTTAACTTAAATCCCGCTTCACTAAAGATTTTGTTGTATAACCATTTGACCTGAATTGCGGGTTTAAGATAGTAGTATCTTAAGGGGGTGCCAGGATTATCAAAATACCCTAAAGTAGAACCCCCCCTGTAATCAATAATCGGTGTTGATCCTGATATAATATCTTTGTTGTTGTCGTAGTCATAACCATACTGCGCGAGCATATAGGTATAGGGGGACATACCCGATGTGGTAAAGTCATTATCGTAGAGCGTATCTGTGACCGCAGACAACGAATAAGGGTGGTCTAATTCACTATAATCTATCTCTGCCAATACCTTATTACCCAAGTTGGAAATAAGTGTTCCTACGGTGGAATAAAAGGTTATTTCATATACCACTTCGGTCTTGGTTTGGACTACCGATTCCAACCTGATATTACCCTCCATAAGTTCATACCCATTTTCCATTAAAACAGCGGGGATAATGTCCCTAACATCGTAGGTATTTATCACCACATTTGGGTCGTAGTAGTGTTGGAATATATCGTTGTTATTCTTACTACCTGGAACGCTAAAACTTTTGGTAAATGGTGAGTTTTTTGTGGTGATCTGTTGTATCTCCGCAAACGAATAATCAAGGGTGATCTGCTCGTCACCATATAGATCTACATATTTGATTTGGTTATTTACCGTGACTCGTAGTTGGAGCATTACAAAGTGGTTCTATATGTTTGGAATGGGTTATACTCAAAGGTGAAGGTATATTGGAATAGTTTGTTGTATCGTTTTTTATACTCGTCAAATGATCCATTAGAAACCACAACAGGGATCATATATGGGGTGATATTTTGTGGTGTTCCATTATATACATAATCATAATCCCTAATGAGCCAAACCTGACTACTTGAGAACATATCCTCTATGATATTTGTGTCGTTTTCATCAACCCAATTGGATTGTGCGGTCACCAATTCCGTATAATCTGTATCATAAATTACCTTTCTTTGTTGGTAATCAAAGGGATTAAAAATACTATTGTTTCTTATGCCCCCTTGAGCATAGGTTTTACGATCTGCGTTGAGGGTTCTTTGATTTTTTCTATCAAATGTGTATGTATCAAATGACCCGTTTGACGACAACCAAACAAAATGTATAGGATCACTCAAACAATCGTCCCCGTAAATATCATAAACCACCGCTTCGGTCTTACTATTACCCGTGTAGTTATAGGGGCTTGATGAGCTCGTTGTGCCCCAAACGGACAATTTCTGTAATCCATACTGACTGATATAGGGTTGTAGGTTTGCGTAAAAAATCCTGTATTTAGGATCTTGTATTCCGTTGGGGTTGATACTATTATTGATCGGTAAATAGGTCTTAAAATCGTGTGAGCCCGTTAGGCTAGATGAACCCCCGATGGTTAATCCCAATATGTTATTAGTGTATGTTCCCAAGTTAGTCCAAAAGCCAGATATTAAAAGGGGACATTTGTAGTGATGATTTCTATGACGAACAGGTGCCGTAAAGGAAGGCGTGGTTAAATAAGAGTTAAAACTCTCTAACCTTTTATCACCACCAAAAATAGATAAAAACTGACCTGGTTGATTAGTGTTTCTTACCGTTGAATTTTGGAATTTATACCCTTGATAAAACTTAAAGTTATTAGAACCATCGGGGTTATTTGTTTGACTATTTAATAGTCCGTTGTAGTTAAAATTTGTCTTGTTATTTTGAACGCCAGGATAGATCGTAATGGGTTCAGGTTGGAATATTGAATTCGCTGCGTTGTTCTGTCTTAAATAAGTCCCTGTGAAACCCGTAAAACCTGGTTCAGTTCCCCATACCGCTCTGTATTGTGTTCCTGAATAAACCTCCGTCACCAAAACTATATCACCGATATTAGGTTGTGAAACGGGGGTATAGTTAAATCCATCAGTTACACCCGATCCTGATGCCACGAAACCTCCTATTGATGTGGTGTGTATATAAGTCCAACCCGAAGCACTTACAATACCATAGTTTCTTATGTTGGCATCTACAAAATTCCAATTTATAGTATTTGGATCACCCGCATAAGCCGCAAACGATAAAGATAAACTCGCTGAAAATGATGTTAAGGGTAATGACGGATCTGTTGGGATCGTTAAGGTGGTTGTCCCTGAAATATTGGTGTATTGTTCCCCAAATAAAACACGATAGTCCGCTATGTGTAAAAGTTCTTGATATTGAGGATCGGTGTTAAACTGATTAGAAAAACTGACCCCCGAAATATTGGGTATAAACCCGTTTGGATTAAACGATGGGGTGTTGGTATATCCCGATAGAATTTGGTTCGTCTCGCTTCGTATATTACCCCTTATATACGATTGTAAAATGTCCTCAATATTAAAAACACCTCTACCTGATGAATTTGGTTGAACTCTTAACCGAGCGACCTTCTGTGCGTTTGACTGAAATGGATTTACCCATACATCAACAACATATCTAAAATCTGTGGTGCCTGAAAGGCTTGACCCGACCGTGTAGGTATGGTAAGCATTCACAGGTGTTAGTTGTAGTGGGGACTGAAATATTGTTAAAGACATTATTGTAGGTTTGTATCTCTTATTACTCTTTGGACGATCAACTGCTCTAAAATATCAAAATAACTTTCACCAAATTCTTCCTCCATTTTTGGTATAAGTTCCTCAACAGCATCACTATAGAAATATGATGGAGCAACACCAAATTTCCATATATTTTGACGGATGCCAAAAGCCATACCCAAAGCGTCTTTACCCGTTATACCAAATCTATTCTCAATCCACGATAAAAGTGCTGTGATAAACGGACTTGTTCCGCCGTTGGATATATAACCTTTTTTAGGATATTTTGACGAAGGGGGGACACCATCATTTACATACCTCCAATAGGAGTTCATATATAACTCAAAAACCCCCGAACCAGGAAACCTCGCTTCTATAGAGTCCCTTAAGCCCCCTGATGCGATTTTATCTGCTAGTCCTTGTGATCCTCTTTGATTGTTAAAACCTGGCGCGTAAGCGAACTTTTTGGTCTCAAGTTGTTTTCTTAACTCCTGAACCCACAGATTACCCCAATATTTTAACAACTCCTCGTCCATCTATTTTACGCAGGTTGTAGTCCAAGTTGAGCCATCACCCAATCCACCACATAAGAGTCCGTTGAGCCCCAATTTGCGTAGGTCTGTGCGTCCATATAAAGGGTAAAAGATTGACTGATATTATCCTCACTCATAAGTGAAACTGAAACGATCGCAGAGTTGTCTAACGATACATTTACACCAACGATATTGAGTATCGTAAGTTCTCTAACTACAGGTTTAATTTGTATTTTCATTTTTTTAATATAATGTTTGATTTATGTAAAGTTGAGTCCCAACTCTAATACACTCCCAACGAGCGCGTGTTGATCCACTTATAGAAAGTTGTGATCCTCCTGAATATCTTTGTGTAAGTCCTGTTGATACAACACTTGTTACATCAAAACTACTGGAACTAAAGAAAATTTCATAGGTAAATCCGTCTCTTAAGTTTGTAAAAGTGACCGATATATTTGATGCGAGTGTGGTGGTTGTTCTACCGATATTTGTGTCCTCACCATCTATGGTAATATTACCTGATTTACTACTTGCCTGAATACCTCTAGAACCTTTAGTAAAAATGTGATTAGTGTGAGTTGTGGATGAGAAAGATGTATCCACATTTAGACCTACTGCGTTTATGTGTGTGGAATCAACATTATTTCCAATTGCCACGGCTCCCACTGCTGATGCTGTGTTTTGATCACCAATACATATCGCGCTCGCTGCGCTGGCATTTAGACTTGATCCAATACCTATACTAAAATTTGCTGATGCCGTAACCCGATCACCTATTGCGACTGATGGTGAGCCTTGAGCCCTGTTGTCGTATCCTAAACCAACCGCTCTACTACCTGAAACCTGTGTGTTGTATCCACCCGCAAAGCACTCTGCCCCCACCGCAGAACCACCTGATCCTATGTGAGTTGAGTATTGAGCGACCCTAGTGTTCGCACCGATTGCCGTTCCGTATTCTCTAATGGAGTCAAAGACCTCTGCTCTAAATCCAAGTGCCGTGGAATAGTCCGCACGAGCCTCACAATCATTACCAATTCCCACAGCATTTAGTCCCGATACATCTGCGGGGACTGCTGTTAAAAATGATGCCGATTTTATACTATTGGCACCCGATCCGTTGGTGAGTCCAATAGCGTTCTTAACCTGAACCTTATTGGTTTCAGTTTCACCACTATTATTTTTAATAAAATAATCATTTACAGTCGTGGTTGTCGTTCCTGTTAATTGACTAATTTTTCTGTTTGCCATTTGTGTTGTTTTTTTTAATGTTCGTATTCTATTAGATCTCCACCTTCGGTTTCTAATATATCCCCTGTCTCATCTAAAATATAATATTCAGTTGGGGGCGTAGGCGTCGGTGTATGTGTTGGTGTGTAGGTTGGTGTTATACTTGGGGTTGGTGTAAAGGTCGGTGTGATACTTGGAGTGATCGTTGGGGTCGGTGTATTCGTTTGAGTGATCGTTGGGGTCGGTGTATTCGTTGGAGTATTACTTGGGGTCACAGGGAACGGATCAAAAGGAGCCAAACATCTATTTAATGGATCACTAACGATCACCTGTAGGTTCATAGTCCAACCCACCAAAATATCGTCATACCGCTCACTAAAATAGTTCATAGACGAGGGTAAGTTCAGGTCGTATTTTGAGTAATAATTTCCCTGACTTGTCGTCACCGAATATTTGAATTGCGCAAGGACATCACTTAAGATCTGTGCCGTATCACTTGAGGCATCAATTTCGTTTTCAAAGTTTTTGGTATTGAGTTTGTCCGCACAGATTACCGATAGATTATAGGTCACAAAATTTTCCTCCCTTTGTATCTGTTGGGGGATTACATAAAGTAGAGGGTAAATCGGTGCTGCCCAACTCGTATTTGGTTTCTTATCGTTGTCTTGAGTGAGGTAAATAAGTTGTGTAATATCCCCCGTTCCAAATGAGTTTAACATCTTGTGCTGGCGCTGAATTAATTTCAGGTCATCAAGTATGTTTTTTAGATTATAGTATTGAGCCATTTGTAAGTTTTTTTATCTGTCGGTTTTTTTCTCTCTCAAGGTCATAGGTGTAGGTCAAGAAATTTAGTGCTTGCGTAAGGGGCGTTTCACCAACCTTGTTAAATTTAAGTATATCCCCTCCAGCCAGAAAATAGATTGCCGAATACCACCTCCAAAATGTTGTGAAATTGTTTTGACTATCTTTTTCATTTTCCACTTCACCTTCCTCACCAAAGACAAGGGGGTATTTTTTAACAATATGGTTTCTAAAATTGAAAAAAAAACCAGAGCACCGTTGAGGTATTTGATTGATAGAAATTTAAACTTGTTTGCCCTGTCCTCTAACTTGGAGGCATCGTATGGTGTAAGGTTTCCGTTTTCATCAACCTCACGATACAACAGAGCCATCAAAAAATGTAGTTCAGTTTGTTTTTTTAAGGGGGTCTGGCGTAAGAACTCATCAATATCTATAAACTCCCCAAAGGTTAGATTATTAAGGTCTATGAACCGATATTTTTGATCTTGGAATTCAAACTCATAATGGAACTTGTTGGCTTGGTTTAGTAGGAATTCACTTAACGCCTCGCTCGCCTGAACGATACTGAACCAATCAGCCTTATTAATTTCCTCACGATCTAACCCCGTAGTCAAACTAATCAGGGTGATTGCGAATTCCTCGTTTGTTTCCAAATCTTTAAGCAGAGCCAATTTGTTCCAAAGGTGTATAGTTGGTTCGGTGATTTCATAATCCACCCCACCGTATTCTATAATGGTTTTCTCCATAATCTAAAATATCATTTTTAATAGTTTTTATTTTATCCTAATAGACATAATAAGTCCCTTTGGATTTTCTTTTCTTAAATGTGTTGTAGGCAATCGCCAGGGACATAACCGTATCATCGTGTGCCCCCTCAATTGCTCCGTATTTGACCTTTCGTGTCTTTAGTGAATATTCATACGAATATGAACCCATTTCGTTATACAGGGGGGCATAAACCTCTTTGGTCGGTAGTTTGATTTCCCCCTCGTTTAACCCATAGATCAACTCCTCTATGATTTCACTTTTACTTGTGTTGGTGGTGATAAATGGTTCTACTTTATTCCATTTCTTTTCCAACTCCTCGTATAAGACATCACCGATACTATTTACCTCCACCTGAACCTGTGCCTCGTATTCTTTTAGTTTGATTACTAGATGATCCAAAATCTCTTTCCACGGCTTCTGTCGTTCCCTCCACGCATAAACGACATTTCCCTTATCGTCAAAAATCGTTAGAGCCGTGTAGTCGTTCTGCCTACCGAAATCCACCCCCGCATAATATTTGATCCCTTGTATCTTGGGGGTAAAATGAGTCAATACACAGAACTTATCAAGGTGCTTAAAGACCTCACCCCCACTATCTATAAACTCACCCATTATTTCCTGTTTGTAGATTTCCTCTGGTAAGGTGTTTCTCGCCTCGTCCAACTCCTGTGGTGAAATATAGGGTGTATCGTAACTAGTCCCCTTGATCCATTTGTATTGTTTCTGGTCATCGTCAAGCCCCCTCATCGCTAGTCCATACAGGTAGTTTTTTCCTTTGGGGGTTGATATGAATAATACCTTTTTACCTTTCACCAAAATCGTAGGTTTTAATACCAAATTCCATACATTATCTTTGATAAATGCCGCCTCATCAATAATCAAATAGTTTAGGGTCATACCTCGTAGTGAGTCAGCCCTTTCAGCACTCTTAAAATGGATCACACTACCGTTGATGAATTTGATTGTTAGGTTGGTTTTATTTATTTCCTCCAATAGATCCGTGTGTTGGATTGCCTTTATTAGATCCTGAAACACTTTTCTACTTTGACTATATACAGGACTTACCCACATCAATACGCTTTTAGGGTTCGTTAAGCCCCATTTTAACAAAAGGTTCTGCGCCAATATGGTTTTACCATACTGACGACCCGTTGTTAAAACCACATATTTTACATCAGGATTTTCTATTTCCTTGATGACCTTTTTTTGATGTTTATGGGGGGTAAATCCTTTTACAATCATTTATGTTGATCCTCGTAAAAACTTATCAACTGACTTACAATATCGTTGATAGATTTATGGTTATATCGTTTGTATTTTAATAACCTTTTATGTGTGTCGGGTTTAAGGAATACCATTTTGTATTCATACACATATTCCTTACCATTTTGGGTCTGTTTATACTTCATCTGTCGTATCCGTATCGTCACCACCAAACTTAAACTCTATGATGGTGTCCTGTTTAACCTCTAGTTTATCGGGTTCATAAAGACCCTGTAATTTTGCGATGTCGTTAAGAGCCTGACGAGCGTTGGTTAGATCCCTTTGGGTGATTGCTCGGTCGTATAGATCCCAATAACGATTTAGGTGTTTAGAAACGAGTTTGTCTTTTTCCAACACAAATTTCTCACGGATTATTTCCCACATACCCTGCCAGTTTTGAGAACACACCCTCTGTGATAATTTGTGTTGTTTTCTACAATATTCCGCATACTCCCTGAACGACAAATGTTCGTCCAAAATCTTTGGAATATCAGTTTGATAATGGTGGAATATATCCACATCTTTCCTTCGTTCCATTATTCTAATCCTGCCAAGTTTTTATACCTCGCTACGAGTTGTTTTCTTACCGTCGCAAAGCACTTACCACAGCCAGGTTCTCTTGTGGTGTTAAATACCCTGTTATAGAGGTTATAGAACCACGCCTGCTCCTCGTTTGTGTATCGGGACTGATTAGACCTATCGTAAGCCTTTTTAAGTTCCTCTAATGTAAAATTTTCCATACCTAATGTGATCTCTGGTTTATTGGAACAGGTTTCGCAAAAACCAATCTTCGTCTGGCTCATATTCCAAATAAATTAATCGTTTAACTTTTTCGGGTTTATCAACAACAACATCACCCCACCTTTGACCCGTGGCGATCCGTGTTATTGTGCTTCGTGTGACCCCCATTAACTCTGCGAGTTCTTTATGAGTGACCGCACCTGTAAGTAAAAGGGTCTTTATCATTTTGACCTTTTGTTTATCCAATTTGGGCATACCACCTTGTTCTTAAATGTTGTTTTATGTTCCCTACCTGACGAGACACCGTATTAAGGGGTATAGTTGTCTTTTTAGACACTTTCGTCATCGTTCCCAACTCCATATATAAGAGGAACAATTCCCGTTCATACCAGTCAAGATTTTTGAGTTCATTTTTAACCCAATCCATATCAGGTAAAGTGGGGGATACATCATCAGGGATCTCGTTTAGGTTTGTATCCAAATCCTCTCGTTTGATCTGTGATTTTTTGTATCGGTAATAATATGGACTCGTTTTAGAGTAATACTGATTTTTTACGATCCTGATGAAATAATATTTTTTTTCATTATCAGGTAAAGTATCCATCTTGGATTGTTTAACCAATATGTCCTCTAAAATATGGTGGTAAAAATCATCTATGTTTTGGTCGTCCTTAATGATCTTTAATACCATATCTCTTAAGTCATTATAGTTATGTTCCAACCACTCTTTAGTTGTCCGCACAAATTCCCCTTTACTACATAAATATTACCATTTTTAGGAAAAGTCAATCTTGGAGGTGGAACTTAACATAATAAAAAAACCCCACCATCTCTGGTGAGGTCATTTACCCTTGATTAGACCCGTTACAAACTAATCAAAGGATTTTTTTAGAAAAAAGGTAAAACGGATTTTGACTCTTAAAGGGGATAATGTAGTCCTACAGTTATGGTATTGGCGTTTATACCAATACTTAAATCTTTGGGATCTCGTGAGTCACCCCATAACCTAAACACATAGGAGGCATTTATGTTAAGACGGGTGATCTTATCGTAGATCGGTGTTGTTACCTGTATGTCCTTAAATCTTGGGGTATATTCCACTACGAATAGGTTTTGGTCGTTTCCTATTACCTCCCAACTATCCCAATATTTAGACACATTACCTCTTTGTTCCATAAATCGGTAATCCTGTTCCCCTGTGATTATTTTAGTCCATAGACCAACACCTATCCTGATCCTGTCTTTACCTACAGGGATAATCCCCCCAACTGCGAACCAGTCGTGATGATAGTATTTCCAATAGGTAGTCATCTCAAAAGTGGAAACATAATATCCACTTTCTATCAAGACATTACCCCATTCAGGACTAGTAAAGATCAGTTCTGGTGGTAGTGATGGTAGATATGCTCCGTTCTCACCATACCAACTTACACTTGAGTAAAAATCATCAATCGTCACCTCGCTTGTAATCTCTGGCAGTTTTAGGGACTTTAGGATCAGGTTGCTCCCTACGGTGAAATAGACACCCTGATTTTTCCTATTCATCAACTCTATACCGATTGACTCACCACGAATATTGAGTTCAGTAAAAATGGTTTGTGCTTGGGTGCTTAAGGAGCCAACTAGTAGCACAAGGGGTAATAACAGGTTTTTCATAACGGGTTTTTTTATTTGTTGAGGTAAAGGTAAGGCGGAATATCTATTCCACCAAACCCAACTCAATATCTTTCATCAGTTCTACGATTTCAGTTCGTTTCTTTTGGTTACGATCAATCATCGTTAAGAGTGTTACGGACTTATTGTATAGTTCCTGATATGTTGGATCAGTCAAACTCATAAACTTTGGATTTTTAGCCTCCATAGTTTCTACATAGTGTTCCCTGATACTGTCGTTTTGATCCAGTTGTTCCCATAAGGAATACCACTCTTTGTCTAACTCGTCGTGACTTTCTTGGAGTTTATCCATTCGTGACTGGCACGAGGACATTAGGATAATGAAAAGGACTGTGAGGGTGATAGAAAGGTGTGTAGGCATTTCAGTTAAGGTATTAGGATTGTTGGTTCTTGATCTCTTGGATATTGGTAATGATCCTATTGACGATGTATTCCTCAAGGTAGGTGTATTTACTACCCTGTGATACACGACTGACCTTAATACCCAACATAGACGGGACACGACTTACTCTTACTTGATCGGTTTGGAAAAACACATAGTCCCCCTTCGTGTAGGGTTGATTAAAGAGTTCCTTGATCTTGAGGAAAAATGTTTCAGCCTCGGTTAGATTACTGAACGAGAACGACCCATAATCATCAACATAGGTGTATTGTTGGTCTCGGTATAGAAATACAACCACACCACCACTAGAGACCTCCAAACTCTTTATTGGGGAGCCTATTTGGGGTTGAGCCCAAATGGTTTTACTCGTGAAACTTTGGATCTCTTGACCCATAAGGGTTGATCCTACGACAAGGGACAAAGATAATAACAGGGTTTTCATAACGGGTTTTTTAGATTAGTGAGTCAAAGATACTGCGGTTTTTTGGAACTAACAAATCTCTCAAAAGAATTTAGTTCGCCAAGTTTCACATAGATCAGGTCGTTTCTACCGACCATATAGTCAAACCCGAATGCCAGAGGATCAAAACCAGAACTAATGTGTTCTTGGTCTAAATCATTTGAGTAGATAAGTAGATTTACCTTATCATACCCACACCACCCTTGATTAGTCAGGACAATATGATCCCGTAGATACACTCCATTTTGACGAAATGCCTGAACTTGTGAGGTCATTTGATAGAAGGCGTCCATCGCCATAACTTGATCTGCTTGATGGTGATAGTAATACATAGGATCTAAACCCTTATTCTTGTCCTGTAAGAACACTTTGGAAAGATGATCCCTGATTTCTCGTTTAACCATTACACGATTTCCCCACGGCTTACTCATCGGGTTAAGGTGGTCGGCTCCATACTTGTTAAACTTTTTCATAACGGGTTTTTAGTTTAAGGATTAGAAAGAATAATCTTGGATCACATCGGTTACGACCCACTCACCTCGCATCTGTGCAAGTTCTAACTTGACCTTGTGGATCGGGTGCTTTGGATCACCCTGTAACCAGCGGAGGTATTCTCGGGCTTGACGCTTGGTGGTAAAATGGATCTCGTTGTAGGTGTCCCGACCTTTCATCAGGACTTTAACAACGGCTCCTTTTGGTAGGTTGGTGATGAAGGCATCACGGACATCAGGGACAAAGTAAGTGGTCTTTTTCATAACGGGTTTTTTTTAACACTACAAACTTACGGCGGGATTTTGGAACTAACAAATTATTCCTCCTCGTCAAACTTATCGTCCAACATATCTTTAACCACCCAGAGACAAGCCTCGGTGTGACACTCATTAGAAAGTTTGTTAAAACAAAGGAATTGGAAGGTTTCCCACTTTTCATCGGTGAATTCCACCTCCAAGTAACCCCCAATATCCTCACGGGTCATTACATCACCAAAGATCACGATTTCTCGGTCTTCACGGATATAGTTAAGTAAGTCCCAAGTATTAAGTTGGGAAAGTAGATCAAGTTGTTCTTGAGTCATAACAGGTTTTAGTTTTTAGATTAGACAACAAAGGTAAAAAGGATTTTTGGAACTGCCAAATTTTTTTTTGATCAAAGATAAACGGAGTCCAACTCGGTAAAAAAGTGGTAATCAATACCACACTCCTTGTAACACCGCATCCAACTACCAGGTCTTTTACTCTTATACCCCTTCTCGTTGAGTTTGTCGTCCTCCTCACGGGTTATGAAACAAATGGAGTGAGACATTACCATTTTGTAACTCCATCTATCCTCTGGTATTCGTAATATATCCTCAATAAACGCTCCTATCGGGTATGTATGTTCCAAAACTAAATTGGGTCGGTTCTTATCACCCCCAACTATTTTGGAATAGTTCCTTAAAGGTAATGTCCGTAGATCAATACCACGATCCAAACAAAAGTTCAGGGCTTCGGTTGAGTATAGTTTTGGAGCCTTCATCTCGGTATAATACCTGATCCCTCGTCCAACAAACTCTTTTAACTTACTCCTACCCTTTCTAGGTTCGGTTATTTTCTTTAGGCTCCTTAAGCCCTCAAATATGGTGGGCACCATAAGTCCATATTCATCGCTCGTAGGGGTTCTCATCAACTTTATCATACCACAAATATAAGAAAGATTTTGGATATGGCAAATTAGGACAACCGTATCCAATCAGGATTTCCGTATTCCTCACAGATCTCATCGTAGATCTTGTATTCCTCTACTGAACCAGGATCAAATCGTAGGTAGTAGGAAAAGTTGGATACATCAACCATCGGTGTAACCTGAATACCACGAACCTTCGTCCATTTGTAGTAATACCAACTAACACCGATCCAGTCAGCGTTGGTGGATATGTTGTTGGTGTTAGGGATATACTCCTTCTCTAACTCCTCTAATGTTTGGTAGTTTTTCATCTTAACGGGATTTTAACAGGACAAAGATACAACAGGATTTCTAATCCCACAATACCTACAACAAATCTTTTTCCTGTTTTATCATCGCATAGTAATAGTAGTCCCGTAGATCCGTAAGATCAGGTGACGCCCATAGCCAATACCTATAGACCTTTATGGATCTTTCATACACACACCCGTTAATGAACTTGGAAAATAGATCAGCCCTGGCTTCAGGGGTAATCTCTTGGATCAGTATTCCCAAATCCTCCTTTTGGTATTCAGTTAGTTTAACTATTTTCATAAAAAAAAGGGGGTGTTATTCCCCCTTGATATTAAAACTTACACTATCCTTGATTGGATATACTTTATTGTTTAGGTGATCCTCAATTTTTTCTAATCTTTCACCTATTTCTTTACTATACCCGTGCTCTACATAATCTACCATTACATTTGTAATAGCAACAATTTCCTTAAGTGTTAGTTTCTTATTGTTTAATGATCCCCAATCCATAACAAATTTAAGTTGTGATTGAGTAATAATTTGTCTATTTTGATTTTGTGATCTTTTTGCGTCCATAATAAATTTAGTTTTTAGATTTATAGTTAAAATATACTAATGAATATCCATATAATCAAATTCATATAGTAAATTTATTTAACTACTTAATACTTAACTAGATACTCTAATATAATCCCTTGATTAGTCAGGGTTAGTCTAGTCCTGTTGTTACACAGGTTAGAACCCTTAAGCCCCTTGATTGAGCCAGAGTATAACAAGATTAGGTGTTATACCTTGAGAGCAACTTACGAACCCCTATCAGTCCTTAACCACCGTTCTCTCTTTGTTCTCGGTTTGATCTTTGGTTGTCCCCCTGGTAGATCATTTATCTAATCAGTTGCCAGGTGCCGTTTAATGAACCAGCGTCCCAACTGACTTATCAATAAATAGTATGATTTTGGGAAAAGTCAAATTGGGTATAAAAAAAAATCAGGACTATTTCTAATCCTGATCTCTCTAAAAACTAAAAAAGGGGCTATGGGTGAAAAAATAAGTTAGTTTGGACGCTTGTAAAAAAAAAATAACACCCACTCCCCTTCACAACTAAATATAAAAACTATATAGTTATTGTGTATGGAAACTACAGAAAAAATTTGTCCTGTATGTGGAGTCAAAAAACCCCTAACAGAATACACAAAACGAACGAGTATCAAACAACCATACACGATGACCTGTAAAGAGTGTTTGAGTCAAGGATATAAAGGGTCTGCTTTGACCGTATATATCCAAAAGATCCACTCTAACGAGATTTTAACCAATTGGGGATACGATCTATCCAACCTTGAGGAAAACTCCGTCTATAGTCAATTTTTGGTTCGTATGAAAGAAAAGTATGGTAAGGAGTTTAACCCTTAAGATTTGTTCCTGTTTCTCCAGTTTCCAAGACAAATTGCGATGGCTTGAGCACGGGGGAATTCTTTTGTGGTGACCTCCAAACAGCGAGACACATACTTATACTGTTTTTCTCCTTGTTCTGGTTTTGGTATTGGCATCGTGATCCATCATTAAATCTTTTAGTTTTTTGTTCTCAACCATCAGTTCATCTACCTTTGTTTGTAAATCCTTAACCCTCGTTCCCAAAGTCGTTATTTCCAATCTTAAATCATCTATGATCTGTTTATAGATGTTAATTGAGTCCTCAAGGTTTTTTAAGTGTAGATTGTCGTTTTCTTTTTTTCCCCTTTCTCTACCCAAGACAAAGGTGATAAGTCCTGTAATGACCGCTAAAAATGCTTGACCGATATATTCCATAATTCTTACCAATTATCC